GCAAACAATTTCTTTTTTGCAAAGAACTTTGAAACTACAGAACGAACTGTTCAAAGAGCATTGTCTACATTAGAAGAATATGGATATATAAGAAAAGAGTTGCTTAACAATAATACAGAAAGAAAACTGTATATATGTGCGACAAAACAGTCAGAGGGGGTAGACAAAACTGTCACAGTAACCAATGACAAAAAGGTCATACATAATACTACAAGAGAGAATACTAAAAAAGAATATATATATAATAGAGATTTAATTGATTTTGAAAAGTTTTGGAAAGGCTTACATGGTAGAAAACTTCATAAACCTGCTGCTTTGAAAGCCTATGTTCAGATAGATACCGAGTTCTCGGCAGAAGAGTTAGCTCAGAAGTTTAACGAGCTGTTTCATTCTAGAGAAGAAAAGTTTGTACCTTATCCTCAAAAATGGCTAAAGAACGAAGGATGGAATGATGAAATAAAAGAAGAATCTTCTGGCAAAGCATGGGTGTCAGATTCGGGAGTTTATAGAGATGCAGATGGTTACATTATATCGAAAGAAGAATACGAAAACTTACAGGAGAGCAGCTAAAATGAAATGGTATGATTGGATATTAGGAGTAGCTGTTTTTGGAATTGCTTGGTTTTTTGGCTACAAAATCTTTATGTCTTTAGTCAAGTTTTGCTCATTTATGCTGGATTTGATTTTTGGATTTTAAAATTATATAATAAGGAGAAATTATGACTACAAACGAAGTACAAGATACTCTACTTTCAGATAAAGAATTAGAGGTAAAAATAATTAGAGATGCATTACACATGCATAAACTTTGGTTCAAAGATGGCAGAATTATGCCTCGTTATCTCAATAAGTTATTAGAGCTAATGGAAAAATACGAAGACAAAGAAACTGAAATTTTAACCAAATATAATTTATCTGGAGATATTTATGACACAAGTAGTAGCGAGTAATACTGAATTACAAGAGAACAATTATGCCAAACTAGCACCTATGCTAGAAAGATTAAGCAATATAAACCTTGCAATACTTAAAGGCAGACTAGAAAGAGGTATGTATCTTGCTAAAATAAAAGTTGATAAAGTCTATCAAGGTTATGATGGTTGGGTTCATACATGGGGTGAATTTTTAGATTCTATAGGTATACCGAAAGAAACTGCAAGGCAAGATATAGAAATTTATAAAGAATTTGCAAGTTATGTTCAAGCTAATCCAAAACTTGCAGAAACTTTAACTTACGAAAGATTGGTTAGACTATTACCAGTAGTAAAATCGAATCCAGACATAAAACCAACAGTAGTTGAAATGGCAGCTACAGCAAGTAGATTTGATTTTGATAACAATATTAAAGAATTAAAAGGACAAACTCCAACAGACAAATGTGTTAATCCAAGTGATTGCACTAGTCCAAAAATAATCTTGGAGAGATGCCAAATATGTGGGGTGACTTATCGCAGGAAAGACTTGGAATAGAGGATTTGAAATGAACAATAAATTTATAGAAGAACATTCATTAGACTATGTAGATTTTATAAGAGGCAAACAATGTTGTGTATCTGGTAATCATGTAGCAGACCCACATCATTTACATGCTATAGGCATGGGTGCAAACAGACAAAAGCCAAATGCCAGACACTTCACTTGTGTGCCATTAAGTAGAGACATGCACACAGAGTTGCATCAAATTGGTATCAATAGGTTTCAAGAGAAATACAAAGTCGACTTATGGCAAGAAGCCTATTATTTCTTTGTTAACTTTTTAGTACAAAAAGGCATAGTAGAATGAAAACAGTAGATGTAAAAAAGATTAAAACTTACGACAAAAATCCAAGAAAAAATCAACCTGTAAAAGAAGTTGCAAAAAGCATAAAAGAGTTTGGATTCAATTCGCCAATAATTGTAGACAAAGACTATGTAATTATCGCTGGTCATACAAGGTTTAAAGCAGCTAAATATTTAAAAATGAAAGAAGTGCCCGTAGTAATAGCAGACCTTACAGAAGAACAAGCAAAAGCCTATAGGATAATTGACAATAAAACATCAGAAAAAGCAGAATGGGACAACTTTTTATTAGAAGTTGAGATGAAAGAGTTACAGGATTCTGGATTTGATTTACAAAGTTGGGATTTAAACTTAGAAATAGATTTAGAAACAATTGAATCACCAAGATTGGAAGAGCAATCTCTAGAACAAATAGAACAACAAAAACAATTAACCTTTTTATATACAGACAAAAATCTATATGCTAAACATTTTGAAATGATACAACAAATTAAATATCACTATGGTTATGATACAGATGACCAAATTATTGAAATGTTTTTATCACTATATAAGGAGAAAAAATAATGACTTCTACAGAACAAAAATTTTATGCATTACTGTTAAGCATTGAAGATAAACTTAATAAGCTTATAGAAAAAGACAAACCGAAGACAACGAGGAAAAAAACAAATGGTAATACTCGTAAATCCAATGTGGTCAGTAAAAAATCTAAATAAAGATTCAAACTATGTGCACATTAAAAAAATTATTAATCGCTATAGTAAACTATATCCTGATACTTATTTTATCATCCCTTTTCCTGTTAAACATTTTTACTATACTGAAGATGGTTTTTTCGACAGCAGACATGTAATTAGAATCCCTTATCAAATACCTTTAGCAAAAAAAATAAACAACATTTCTTTTGATGCACAATTTTATCAAGATGTAATCGAAAAATATTGTGTTGGGTTAATCTACAATCAAATACCAGAGGTAACAGGACAATTAAAATCGCTTGATTCGCATTTTAGCTCAACAATTCCTGTAGTAAATCAGCATCACTATATTTATCATGATTCGTTGCCATATCCTCTTAAAAACCAAATGCAATATGTATATTGGCAAATTTTAGGAGATGCTTTAGCTGATGTAAATATCTACAATAGTAGCTACACAGAACAAATGGTCTTTGAAAATACTGCAAAATATATGCCCGACTTTAAAAAACAAATACAAGAAAAAAGTAAAATCATCAAGTTTGGACTGTATAATGAAGATGAAATAGTCCAAAACAAAAGGTTTGAAAAGTTTACCTTCTTATACAATCATAGATTACAGCAATACAAAAACTGGGAAACAACATTTGATGTTTTTGATAAGTTGTATGAAGATTATGATTTCGAAGTAGCAATTTGTCCTGTAGGTTCTGACAAGCTTTCAGTAGTAAACAAGAAGCCATATACTAAAATTTATGAAGTTCCGACACAGGCAGATTACTATAATATTTTAAGCAAATGTCATGCCAATACATTTAACTCACAATATGAAACTTTTTGTATATCTATCTTTGAAAGCATGATGCACGGATTAGCAACCATTGTTCCAAAATCAACAACCATGCCAGAGCTTTTAGGTCAATGTAACGAACAAATGTTTAATGACACAAACGAACAAATAAGCCTTCTAAAAAGACTGCTTGAATCTAAATCTTTATACAAAGGATGGGGTCAACATAATCAAGAAAGAGCTAAAACATTTTCTATAGACAGATATTGTAAAAAATTAAATTCTGTCTTCGAAGAACAGTTTACAAAACAAAACTTTTATGAATCCTTGAGGAGTAGAAACAAAAAGAAGCTCAATGAATACTTAGACAAATATAGCAAACTAACCAATAAAGACATTAAAAAAATTAGAAGATTTATCAATTTATCTAATCAATCAGTACCTAATCACAGACTTGCTAATATCATGTATCATTCAGGATATATACAAAAAATAGAAAGAAATGAAACTCTTTTCGAAAGGATAACTTGACAAATAATGTTGATGCCTTAGTCTTTTAAGTATGGCACATAAGATTTCTAATGATGACCTAGCACAACTAATAAAGACAAGCAAAGGTTTTGTTACTACTATATGTAAAAATGCAGGTATTTCCAGAGTAGCATTTTACAAAAGAATGAAGAATAATCCTAAATTGCAACAAGTATTAGATGATGCAAGAGAAGGTATAGTCGAATTTGCTGAATCAAAATTGTTAAAGTTAATTGAAGAAGGACACTATCCAAGCATTAGATTTTATTTAGAAACACAAGGCAAGAGTAAAGGCTATACTATTAAACACGAAGTTGATAACAATGTTACAGTACAAAACATTGTTGAAGTGCCAGAGTTAGCACCTTATGAGCCGACCATTGAAGAAATTACAGGACACTAATGTAATATGGAAGCCTACAAAGAAACAATTAGAGTTTCTTAGAGCAGGTGCGATATTTGAAGTTGCTTATTTAGGTGGTGCTGGTAGTGGCAAGTCATCTGTTTTATTAATTGATGCTTGTAGACAAATGAATCATCCTGATGCCAAAGCAGTTGTATTCCGTAGAACAACAAGAGAGTTAAGACAGCTAATAGATTATGCAATGCAAGTTTATGGCAAACTTGGTGCTAAATGGAATCAGCAACAATCTTTTTGGCAATTCCCTAGTGGTGGCAAAATATTTTTTTCACACATGGAAACTGCACAAGACAAATATCAGCATGATGGTCAAGAATATTCTGCTGGTGTTTTCTTTGATGAAATAACTTCTTTTGAAGAAGAGCAATATCTATACCTTCATTCAAGATGCAGGACCACAAATAAAGCATTAGTGCCAAGAGTAAGATGCACAGGAACACCAGTAGGCAAACATGTTG